CAAGTAAAGCCTTGGCTCTTTTATCCCCAATCTTTTCTATACCTTTAATGTTATCAGCAGTATCACCTTTAAGACATTGCTCAAAGAATAATCTCATACCACCTATCGCATCTTGTGTAAAAAACTTATCGGGCTTTGTCCAGCCTTTACCTTTAATCTCCCATGAGAAGTGTTTACCTGGGACCATTAGTAAATCTTTATCTAACGATACAATCATAGTATCATCAGTCTGATTAATGCCTAGGGCATCATCAGCCTCTAATGTATCAGGTGCAAGTTCCGCATTCTGTTTTTCTAGAGCATATTCTCGTAGGGCTTCCAGATGCACGGGCTTAGGTGCAGTGCGATTAGCTTTGTACTCAGGATAGATAGTCTTACGGAAGTTAGACTTACCTGATAAGAATGCACGATAGCTATCTGCTCCAGTCTTAGTAAGCAACTCATCAAGTAATGCTTCTACTCGATGGATTGCTATGTTAAGACTATCATTCTCTGCAGATGCTGCACATCTAAACACTACTAAATCATGGTCGATTAATGCTTGCATTTAGAATGGGATGTCTGATTCTAGGTCATCAATACTAGGTGCTTCTTCTTGTTGACCTAAGACATATCCTTCGTATAATTTAGCTAGACTAATTACATCATTAGCTGATGCTGTGCTCCCTTCTATTGCTAAGGTCGCAACTGCATTACTTAATGACGATTGACGGACTATCATTACTTGCCTAGCGGCACGCTCATCCTTGGTCTCATAGTTACTACCTGATACCCTGGTTGCTGCTTTAGCTTGAGTAGGTGCTGCTGCTGAACTATCATCACCACGGTTGTCTGTAGTGGTGTCAGCTGTTCCTACTGCTGTCCATTGCCAATATCCATTTGCATCTTTTTCTGTAGATACATGTATTACATCACCCTTTGCCCAGTTTTGAGCTGCTTTGAATACTGCAGGGTTAGCGAAAGACATTAGCTTTTTAGACTGTGCCTGACCTTGGTCATTCTTGTACATGATTTCAATTGATTGGTATTGTCTACCATTCTTTGCTTGATGTGTGTTCAAGCTTGATACATCTACGACATTTACTTGCATATAATCTCCTTATATATCAGTTAAGTTACCCCATGTATTTCCTACTTGTATATCAACCCTCATGGGTAGGTTGAATTCTTTACTAAACAAATGTTTAAAGTTTGCTGGTACATTTTCAAATGATTCTTTAACTATTTGTACTATACTATTAGTATAACATACCTTCGGGTCGAAGTCAAGCATGATTGAATCGTGTACTGTATTGATAAGTTTAACACCATCCATCTTTGCTATCTTGTTATACAAACTAATACGAGCTATTGTCATAAGGTCAGCACCGAGTCCTTGCACTGGGTAGTTAAGGATTCGTGTGCGTGGATACTTTACGTTACCCATACTGTTTGTTTCAGGTAAGTACTTGTATGTTCTACCTGTAGGCATGATGAGTTGATTAGTTTTCTTTACATCAAACATAAGTTTATCATGCCAATCTTTAAGACCAGTATACTTACGATAGAACTGGTCAATGACATTTTGCCAAAACAATTCATTGCCTATATCTTTAAAGTTAGGGTCATTAGCATAACTAAATGCACTACCACCATAGATTAATCTAAAGACGAATGTCTTTGCTATCAATCTAGATGGTAGACCAAACCTATTTTGATTATCTGTATGCTGGTCAATCTCATCATGTATTTCTTGATGTGCTGTCTTATCTTGTGATAAAAAGGATGCACATACCCATTCAAGAGCTTTTGCATCTGCGTTAAGTATCATATTATAATCCTGTAGTTTCTACTAGTCTGTGGTTATATTGTAAAATAATACTCTTTCTTAACTCAGACCTAGCTTCATCAGTAAGTAATGACAGTACTGCATTAGGTCCAAGAGATAGTATCATGTCACTAAACTCATGTGCTGTAAAGTGTTGATGTGCTTCTTCTTGTGCTTTCTGTTGCTCAGCTGAATCTATTTCATATTCTTGTGCTGCTAAGTAATCATCTCTGCTCATGTTATTCTCCGTATCGTGATAAGAAGAGAGTCTTAATCTCTCCATCAAAGTTTTGTAGGTTGGGACTACTACTGCTTAGCCTACCTGTTTTAGTCCTGCATTGATTCAACTGACCATGTATCTTACTATCTTTCCAGTTCATTGAATCAATTAGTTCAGGCACACCATGATAGTATGTAGTCATACGTTTTTGCATGGTAGCTCGTGCCAATATCGCTGCTAGTATTTGTTTACCAGCATTTGTTTTAGGTTTTAGTTTACGTAATGTTTCTTCATTAGTACTAAAGAATCCTTCTTTCTTTAGTTCACTCTTAGGCAAAGGAGTTATTTGTCTTTGGAATTCTTTATCTCTTTCATCCCACTTATACTTAACTTCGCCTGCATGTATGCCAGTTTTATAATGTCCGATGGGGCGTTGAAAACGCTCTTTAATAATCCCACCATAAAGAAAAGCAGAAAGATGCTCCCCAGAATTGGGATTAAAACCATCGTAAGAATGATAGTCATACAACTTCTTATTAAGTTTGCTGATTTGTTCATGTAATTCATCTCCTAATACTTTAGATTTATCATAGTCGTATATCATACCATTGAATTCCATTTCTTGTAGGACAAGTACGTCTTGATTTTGTAAAGATATCAATCGCTTCATATGAGGAAGGTCATTGATTCTTTCCATTTGTTTTTTCATTACTTTTTCTGTGAGTTCTACATCTTGCTTAAGATAGTCAGCAAGTATTTCTTGTGGTACTTTATCAGTATCAATACCATTCTTCCAGTAGTTTTCTTTTACTTCATCAAGCTTACTACCCAGCTCATAATACTCTGCTGTACCATTGAGTGATGGGTAAGCTAACTCTTGATTAGATAATATATACTCTACTACTTGACAATCCCAGATACGTTTACCTGTGAAGTCAATACCATACCTGCGTAGCCAATGCAAGTCAAACTTAATGTTAAACCCTACAAGCACATCGCACTTATCCACGGCTAATTGGATTCGTTCTAGTGATTCCTTGTAGGGGTCAACGGAGTATTCTATATCATATACTACATACTCTTCAGGTGTAAGTAACCCAACCATGCATAGCTTGTTGTTCTTATCAAATGGATTACCTTTGTTACTAATAGTTGTTTCTACATCTAATACTAAATAACTCATAGTTCTTCATACCTCGCTATGTTAGGTTTAATCATGACTTGTTGATTGCCATGGCGTAGGTCAGGTAATGTATCAGCATCACCTAACAGTTTGTTTTTACTAATGTTAAGATACCTCATGTTGCTGGTATTATCTTGTTCTTTACCAATACCAAGTATCCAGTCAGCTTCACCTTGCTTCGCAGTCTTGCTGCTGTCTACATCATCCATTGTCAACCACAACTTGCCTTCGCCAGTACCTCCAGCTTGAGATACTGCAATAACTGGAGCATACAGCTTAGCCATTTCTCTAGCCCATTGATATAACTTCTTTAACTCCAGGTCATACCTATCGTTTTTAAAACCACGAACTTTATCAATCTGGTCAAAGATAATCAATGATGGATTAGTATCTTTGATAATAGATTCAATACGACTAACAGAACTACTATCTTCATAATCATATATCTTAATTCTACTACCAACTTGCTGCTTATATTCATTAGCATTGTTTTCTTTATTATCAAACAGTTCTTTGTTAGTCAAACCAAACAGGGCTTGGAAACATCTGACTGCTACTTTCTTACCCTGCTCTTCGTTGTTAAACCAGAGTATATCACCATCTGTTTGTGATACCATATGGGTCATCTCTGATGCTAAGAAAGTAGTCTTACCTGTCTCTGGTCTAGCAAAGATAAAACCAAAGTCACCTTTGCGTAGAGAACCTAATGATTTGTTAAGCCAATCTAAACGCCATCGTAGCCCAGGCGTTTGGATTTGCGATTTATATATTTCATGTAAGTCCATGTTAACAGGCTTAGCCTCTTCTGTTTCTGTATCTTCATGTTCTAATTCATTAAATTTATTTAATAACTCTTCTACTTTAGCCGTGCCATCTTCTACATCTAATGCAAGTTTAGCCACTTCACCTGCAATACATCGCTGTTTGTGTGCATTAAGATATGCATACACATTTTGTTCTGTTAACTCAAGCTTTAGTATTCTATCTAATAAGTCTGATAGTTCATTGCGTTCACTATCTTCTAGTAGATAACTACTATGATATGCTAATTCTAAATCACTCTTACTCATTGAAGTCTTGTCAGACTTCTCATAGTAACTATGAATTACCATAAACAATTTATATAAACTAACAAAGTTAGTTTTAATATAACTTAAGTTTAGATGTTTGTAGAATCTATCGTATGCCGTTCGTTCTGTCATGAACAGCTTGATGATTAACTCTTCAACCATTTTAATATCTCCTCTTTGTTATACTCTTTAGGGTCTAGCGCACTAATGATAGCTTTGCTAGTTACACCTGCTTCACGCAGATTGTTTCTTATACGTATAGATTGTTTAGCCTTATCTCTATCTAACCATATATGTACTGTGTCATATTGCTTAGATAACTGGGCGACAACTTGCTTGCTCATAGA